GTCGCAAGATGTGGAGCAAATAACCCGCGTGGCTGATATGATTGACCGTATTACAGCCACAAATCCGCATTTGCTTCCTCAATTCGGTAGTGACAATGATTTGCGCCGGATTGATATGATTAACGATAGGATTAATGCAGGGTATCAACCAAAAGACGCCATGGCTACGGTAGATAGTATTCTTGACCCACGGAATGCACCAGCGCAAGAGCAGATTAAAATAGAGCTTCAAGCGTGGAAGAAAGCAAATCCAACATATTACGCCGATCAAGTTGATAAAGCATTCAATCCATGGTTCGGGTCATTAAACCAAAATGCGGTTGCAAAATCTTCTATTGACGCTGCCGCTGCTGAATTCCGCGTTCGGTGGGAAGACGCATACATGAAAACAAGGGATGTTGACCAAGCCACAAAAGAGGCTAATAGAATGTTAAGTGATTGGGGGGTTTCCGCCGTCAACCCAAATAATATGGTTATGAAGTTTTCGCCTGAAAAATATTACAATATTGAAAATCAAAAACCAGATTGGATTAGAAAACAAGCTATTGATGATGCGCTGGAATTAAATAAAAACGAATGGGTTCAATATTCAAAAGAGGATTTGGAAAAAAATCTTTACATTGTGTCTGACCCTAATATCACGCCGCGAACCGCAGCGACTGGTGCGCCACAATATAAATTAATGCTATTGAAAGATGGTGTTGTATATCCATTGTCTGAAAACCCGTGGATGCCAGACAAACAAAAGGAAACTAAAAATATTGTCGATCTAGCGGTAGAAGAAAAAAATATTGAAAAATATGATAGAGCAAAATTCTTCGGCGGTAATTTGAAAGATAAAGCATATATCGATATTCAAAACAAAGAAAAAGCAGATAAGCAAAAAGAAGTTTCTGATTTCTGGGGAAATAAATAATACTTAAATACTAAAAAGGATAGAGTATGCCATTCGTAGAACAGCCAAAAACCATTTCCAATAGGCCTATTACTTCTATTGATAATCAGGAAGATGTAGGTTTCGCTGAAGCATCTATGTCAATGATAAAAACAGAAAGCCCAATTTATAATTTAGGAATTGGCATGGCTTCTTTTTCTAAGTTTCCTTCACAAGATGGCTATAATCCGGCTTTATATTTAGATGGGTATGAAGGTTACGCGGCTGATTTATTGGATGCAAAATCACCAACAGAAATGGCTTTTTTGAAAGAGGGGATAGATTTTAGGAAAAAAGCTAATCAAGATTTTGCCATGGCCGATGGTTGGGGGAAGTCTGCGGCTATTGGGGCAATGATAGCAACCGACCCGTCTATCTTAATCCCGAGTGCGGCTATATATAAAGGCGCGAAAACAAGCGAAACTATTTTAGTGAATGGGGCTAAAATTGCCGGATTAACTGCGGCAATTGAAACGGGAAGCGAGGCTATTTTACAAGCAAACCAAGTTGAAAGAACGGGAGCGGAAAGTCTAAAAAACATTGCTATTTCTACTTTCGTAGGTGGATTATTAGGTGGTGCAAGCGGCTTATTAGCTAAAGCTGACTTTGATAGTGTGGCAACAAAACTAAATGATGATTTGGCTACGCCGTCACCTTTTGGATCGTCAACTGCAAGTGCCGCGCAAGTGAAAGTTGCGACAACATTAGAAGAAGAAGAAATAAAAGGATTAACGCGCATGAAAAAAGTCATGGGTGCCATGCCTAGTTTTATGCGCAACCCTTTATTCAATCTTGCCACAAGCGAAAGTGTAGTGGCTAGAAGAATGTCTGAAATGATGGGCGACTTATCGCTTGTTAAAAATAAAAATATGGAATTTAAAGCAAGTGAGGCGAGCATTGAAAACCTTGTAAAAGGTTATGATACTTTAAAAGTAGGTTTTTATAATAATGAGAAAACACTATGGCAAAATTACAATAAGCGTATATCAACTGAAGGTGTTGCTGCTGGGCATAATTTAGGCACTGGAAAAAACGGCGCACTAACACGCCGTGAATTCAATGAGGCTGTTTATGATGCTTTAATTCATAACGATACGCATATTATCCCAGAGGTTCAGGAATACGCCAGAAAGGTTAGGTCTGAAATACTTGACCCGATTAAGAAGCGTGGGGTTGAGGTCGGTATTTTTGATGATGAAATGACCATCAAAACCGCTGAAAGTTATGCCCCTCGTATGCCTGACCGCAATAAAATCCTAGCTAATCGCACAGAGTTTAAAAAAATTGTTTTAGATGATTTAATTCAAAAGCGGAATAATGCCGCAAATGAATTGGAAGAACTAAAAAAATCTATGACTAAAACACCTACGGAAGAGTTAAGGGATAGAGTTGCTAAGTTGAAATTAAAGGCATCAACTCTTGACGAAGAACTTGATATGGTGGCAGAGCAGCTTATTGACCGTTATACGAATGCCACAGGCGGACGTTTGCCTTATGACCATGAAATAAAAACAAGCAGTGGTGGTAAGCCTAAACTTGGCGCACGCGGTTCTGCAAAAGAGCGTGTATGGGATATTGAAGATAATAAAATCCGCGACTATGTTGTCCGTGATGTACGCGATATTGTTGAGGGTCATATCCGAACACTTGCTCCAGATATCGAGATACTTAAGAAATTCGGAACATTAGATATTGAAAATCTAAAGAAAGAAATCCAAGACGATTACAATATTTTGCGTAATAAAAAAGTAAAAGACAAAAAAACTGGCGAGATGCGCGAACAGACTAACGCCGAGTTAAATAAACTTTCTAAACGGATGAAAGATGATATATCTGATTTAGAGGCGTTGTATGAAAAGCTTCGCGGTATATATGCACAACCGGATGATTATTCTGCGCCTATACATGTGTTAGAGCGTTCTGCACTTGCGCTTAATTATGTCCGCTTACTTGGTGATGTTGTCGCATCCAGTATCCCCGATCTTGCGCGTCCTATCATGGTTCATGGTTTTGGTCGAACATATGGCAAGTTATTAAAATCGGCTATGTCTGACATGAAAGGTCTTAAATTAGCTAAGGATGAAATGCTGGAAATAGGCACAGCATTAGACATGACTAATTCCATGACTACTCTATCCAGAAATAACATGGATGCTTATGTTCCGATGACTGGCAAAATTGACCAAGTTATGCAGAAAACAAGCGCGATTGCATCCACAATAAATGGGATGAATGTCTGGACTTCTACAATGAAAACATTTGCGGGGATAATGACGCAAAACCGCATGTTAGAAGGAATTTTAGAATATGCCAAAACTGGTAAGTTAGGGCAAAAGGAAATTGAAAACCTTGCTAGCCATGGCATTGGTGAGGATTTAGCTAAAAGAATAGCCAACCAATTTGAAAAGCATGGAGAAACTAGAGAAGTTTTAAAAATCGCCAATGCTAGAAATTGGGATGATTTGGAGGCTAAAGAGTTATTCCGCGCCGCTATTCGTAAGCAAATTGATGAAATCATTGTAACGCCAGGATTGGATAAGCCGCTATGGATGTCCCGCGCTGGGTGGAAAACAATCGGACAGTTTAAGTCTTTTGCTTTCGCATCAACCCAAAGAGTGATGATGGCTGGTATGCAGCAAGCTGATGCGAATACATATTCTGGACTTGTTGCTATGACATTCCTTGGGTCCATGGTTTATGGATGGAAATCCATGTTATCAGGAAGAGATCCCAGTGATGATATCCGTGTTTGGATTAAGGAAGGCGTAGATAGATCTGGTGTTTTAGGTATCTTTGCTGATGTCAATAATATCACAGAGAAACTAACTCGCGGTCGTGTTGGGGCAAGTGCTTTGACAGGCGGCCAGACTATGAGTAGATATGCAAGCCGTAACTTGGCTGGGACACTTATGGGGCCGTCATTTGGTTTGGCGCAGGATGTTTTCCAAATAACAGGATCCGCGTTTTCTGGTGATTTTAAGCAAACAGATACACATAAAGCTAGGCAGCTTCTCCCTTTCCAAAACATTCCATATATACGTGGTTTATTTGATAGTGCAGAAGATGCATTTAATTCTGGATTTGGTGTAGAATAATTGCTATTATAGCGGTGCGGCATTAATTAAAAGGGTTACTTTATGACAGTATCAACAGATTTGAATAATGCCCGCTATGAAGGAAACGGCGTTACTGATACATTTGCCTTTAATGGTCGTATTTTTTCAACGGCTGATTTGGCTGTTGATATTATTACAAGGGCGACAGACGTTTTAGTTGAGACGCTCACGGGATCTGATTACACTGTAACTATTATTGGACCTGAAAGCGTAAGCGTTCAAGTTTCCGCCGGTAAAATCCCGACCGGATCACAAGATATTTTAATCCGCCGTTCTTTAGGATACACACAGCCTTTACGCCTCCCAACTGGGACAGTATTCCCCGCAGTCGATGTTGAGAATGGATTAGATAGAAATGTCGCGCAAATGCAGGATATAGCGGCTGATATCGGCAGAGCGATTAAACTTCCGGTCACCTCTTCTCTAACCGACATTGAGCTGCCTCAACCAACACCTTCAGAGATAATAGGATGGAATGCCGCTGGGGATAATTTAACCACATATTCTTTTGCAGAGATAATCGGAAGTGTTGACACAATTTTTACAACGTTATCCGTAGATGATTTCCTTGTATATAATGGAACGAAATGGACAAATATAGATAACGATTCACTCCCCGTTGATGGTGTGGTAGCGACAAGTTCCGCTGGGGTATCTATAAAAAATAATACAGGAACACCTGTAGTTATTCTTGGTGCTGGCAGCGGTACTGGTGCTTCGTTTGCTGGTGGTGCTTCGTTTGCTGGTGGTGTGAATGCCTCTGGGGCGATTACATCCACAGGGGTTTTAAATGTATCTGGAACATCTACGGCGGCCGCTACAATCACACTTGCAGAGGATACGGATAATGGAACGAATAAAGTAATAATCACACCTCCGCAATCTATCGCAAGTGATTATACTGTGACGTTGCCAAGCGCATCCGGAACTTTCGCCTTATTATCAAATATAAACGTTCCATTCCTTCACCTGCAGGATCAAAAGCCAAGTGGCACACAGGGAGGAACGTTTACGGCGGGCGCATGGCAGACACGCACACTTAATACAGAGGTAACTGATACGATTGGATCAACGCTTACATCAAACCAATTTACTCTTCCTTCTGGCACTTATTACGTTGAGGCTATTTGTCCAACATTAAACACAAATAGTAGTCAAGCAAGATTGCAAAATATAACCGACACCACGACAACTTTATTAGGGTCTAATGGCTATACATCAACGGTTGGAGGTTTTGTCTTCGTAAACGGTCAATTCACTATTATAGGTACAAAAACATTCGAGATACAGCATAGATGCTCAACAACAAAGACTACAGATGGATTTGGTGCTGGGAATGGGTTTGGAACAGAGGTTTACGCTGAAGTCCGCGTATGGAAGATGGCATAATGACAACAGATTTGCACCAGATGATAGGCCGTATTGATGAACGCACAGAGATAACGTTGAAACTTATGAAAGAATTTAAAGACGAATTTAAGGTTGTAGCGAATGATCATGAGAAAAGATTAAATTCTCTTGAGCATGATAGGTCTCAAGCTAAAGGGATTCTATATATCCTTGGTGGTATTGCGACTGTATTTGGTGCAATTTTGGGGAAATTTTTTTAATATGGACAGGTTCAAGTTATCAAAAACGCTAAAGCAAAATGAAGGATTTAAACCTCATGCTTATAAAGATAGTGAAGGTTATTGGACTATAGGGTATGGCCGATTGATAGATGAACGCTTAGGCGGTGGCATAACAGAAGATGAAGCGGATTTTTTACTAGAAAATGACATTATTAAAGTTGAAAATGCACTGGATAGGGAATTTAGTTGGTGGCGTAAGATGCCGGAAACTACACAACAGGCACTTGCTAATATGTGCTTTCAAATGGGCATCAAAAGGTTAAAAGGGTTTAAAACTACGCTTAGCCTATTAAAGCAGGGGCAATATAACCAAGCGGCAGATAATGCGATGCAAAGTTTATGGGCGAAACAAACGCCGAACAGAGCAAAGCAAGTAACGGATTTAATGCGGGGATCATAATGAAAAAATATAATACCCCATAAGCACTTTTTATCTTAACAAAAAAGATATACAATAAACACAATCAATCTAATAGGAGTTAAAATGGCAAATAAATCATACGCAGCAAACTTTATTACAAAGTTTCGTGACGGGTTCGAGGATTATTCAAATGGAGCTGTTTGGGTGGAAAACAAACATTCAACGGATATTGTTATGCCTGACGGTAATGCTGCGGCCGCATCCTATATTGTCATTTCTAAGGACCCGTTATCACAAGGAACGGTTACAACCATAAACACGAAACAACGATTTGAAATGCCTTTCGAATTAAGTGTTGGAGCTCACATGTCTCAACGCACAGTAGGGCAGGAATTTTCTACCGAGATTGTATCTGAAGATCTTGACCCTATTTTGCCAACAGATGATTTGCAAATTGCATCAATTTCTCAAACAACGACAACCCTTTCCGTTACTACGTCTTTGCCGCATAAATTGCAAGCTGGTATGCGGATTGGGATTCGTGATTGCGTGGACAGCCGATTTAATTATCTGGCCCTAACTGTTGCAACAACACCAAGCGCAACAACATTTACATGCACCGCCGGCCCTGCTGGGACAATCACTTCAGTGACAGCAGGTCCTTTCGCTTCTGGATATGTTTATATCCGTTCCGCTCTTGGTTATGCGCGAAATGGTAGTTCTATGATTTTCGAAAACGCCTCTGTTGTAAACGCTTCGTTTTATGTCCGTGGTGATAGTGGCGATGTTCTCCCAACTGGGACGCTTGGAGGGTCACACTCTGTCACAATTTCAAGCACGGCGTCTGTCCAGGCAATTAACACTTATGGTGTTAGGTCTTTCCAGCCAACCAACGAATATAGATACTCACAATTTATTGACCAAGTCCAATGGTCAAACATCCCAATTGATAGCAACACATCGCCTGCACAGACATACAAAAGAACGCAGGTTGTTCCATCAATTAAAAACAATTATTTTGTGCGGTTTCGTGCGACAAATAATAAATCACTGACTGTTCCTGTAGCAAAGATTATTAGTGCTGCAAAAACAGGCACAACGACGGCCACAATTGTAACAGACGTCCCACATGGGTTAACCATAGCGGATGTCGTCAATATCTACGGTATTCGTGATTTTACCAACTTCCCAAACTTGGCTGTGGCGACTGCTGTGGCTTCGGTTGTTAATGCAAACACGTTTACTGTTGTTATTGGTGGAGCCGTGACAGCCACATCCTATGGAGGTTATGTCTCCCGCGTCAATGGTGGACAAGTCCAGCAAGGCGCATTAACTATGGCCGCGCAATCAGTTTCACGCACATCTAATATTGTTACAATTGTCGGAAGTGCCTCTTGGTCAGGAGCCGTTATCGGTGACTATGTGAATATTCATGGAATGCGTGATAATTCCACAGGCGCAGATCTTGGATTGGATGGTCCGTATCGCATTCTTGATATCCAGACAACAAATCTTACCTTAGAGCCGATAGCATACGCCCCAACGGGATCAGATATTGTATCAACAAACTGCGGCGGGGCTGTATTAAAACGCACTGATTTGCGTTTGTCATTCGTGCGAATGATTGATTTTGAACGCCAACGTGTAGAGATCATGCCACGTCCGTCTTT